TCAGTTAAAGTAAATGGCTTTAATTGCTCTTGAACTTGTGCAATTAATGTTGGATTACCTGTAGACTGTGCAAATTTAAGGGCTTCAAGTAAATTACCCTTAACTTCTGTACCTTTTACAGCCTCTTGTGCAGGGTTTACAGCAAAGTTAGGCAATAAGTTACCCATATCATCTCTAGCAATAACATCTCTTGGTGCAACTCGTTCACCTGTTGGTGTTGTTATAGACTCAGGCATTGCCTCAACATCAGGAGTACCAGCCTTACCATACATTAAATCTGTAAACTTGTTAGCTTGTTCTGTTTGTTGTCCACGAATAAGATTAGCTAACTTAGCTTGTCTACTTTCGACATCTTCACCTGCTTTTCTACCCATATAAGCATTAGCTAAAGGTGCTAACTGTTGTATTATGCTAGGTGCAACATAACGACCACTTACCATTTGTCCTTGTGGTTGTTCTAATGCCCTTGATTGCAATAAATCTGCAAGTTTTTTCTGTCTTTCAAGAGCCAATATCTCAGGTGCATTTTGATCAAGATAGGGAGATTGTGCCATTATGCTGTCCTCAATAATTTTACTAGTGCGTTTGTATCTTGCACAGGTAATGCTTGTTGTCCAAAGTTAAATGGATTTGCTTGTTTATAAATAGGGGGTAATGCTGTTTGTGGCATTTGTGAGCCTCTAAGAATATTTGCTAAATTAGACTGTTGTTGCGTTGCTATTGCTTTAGGTAACGCACTAGGAGTAGATTTTAATATATTACTGAGTATTTTAGGTGTTGTTAAAGGTGCTGTTTCAGTAGTTGTTTCAGTTTGTAAAGGGAAATCTTTTTCAAATGGTTCATAAGGTAATGGAAAATTTTCCTCAAATGGCACATAAGGTCTATCACCTGTAACTGTTAATTCCCCTGCAGTTAAATCAGGATTCTTAAAGCCTATATCCATTCCAGTTGTATCAAATGGCACATCAAGACCACCTAAATCTGTAGGTACTCCTGTATAGCCTCCTAAGTTTGTTCCTAAATTAGTTGGAATATTATCAAAACCACCTAAATCTTGTGTACCACCTAAATTAGTAGGTAAATAAGCACTAGGATCATACTCAGGTGATACATTTAAAACAGGAAAAGTAGGACTTGCATCGTAATAAGTAGGTGTATCAGGTGTACCAATAGTTACATTTTCAGGTGCTACATCAATTAAGCCTGGATCTAAATAAGCAGTATCTTGTAAATTGTTTGGCATTACTGGTACTTGACTATCAATTACATTTGGATTTTCTATAGAAATCCTATCAGCAACATCTATAGTTGGCCCTGTCAATTCTGTAGGATTACCAAACTCTTTTAACATTTGTGCTAATCGTGTTGCATCGTCAGAACTAGCCAAGTTGGTCATGGCTTGACCTGTATACATATCATCGGCAGTTAGAGGATCAACTCCACCCAATCCACCTAATGCACCTTTAATCTCACCACCTATCGCTTGTGTTGCATACGCTGTTGCAGCCGATTTTAATATATCTTCTGGAGTTCCACCTGCTATAGCTGTATCAGCACCAGCTATAAGAGGAATTAACTCAGGTGCAAATACTGAAGCAGCTAACATGGCTGCAGTTTTAATAGGGTCTGATGCTGCACTATCAAGAACAGGATTTATATAACTAGTTAAAAACCCTCCTATACCACCAGGACCTTCTTGCATTTTTTCTTGAATATAAGTCTCGTTAGCAATATATTGCTGAACTTCAGGTGGAGGAGGATCAGGAGGTTTTTCTTCCCAAGTGTAGTTAAAACCTCCAGCAAGAGGTCTCTCGTACCAAGGAATTACTGCACCTCCGTAATCAATTCTCATTTAAAACAAGCCTGCCAAAGGATCAGTAGTCATTCCACCAATACCTGAACCATAGGTTGAGCCACCTAAACCAATGCTATTTAAGAAATTAGTATCTCCAGTAATAGCAGGCCCTGTACCAAATAATGAGTTATATAAACTTGAATTACCAAGTGCAGTTAAACCTTGTGAACCTAATCCTAATAATCCACCTAATGCACTATTAGCACCTGTTCCACCTAAGATTGCACTTGAGCCTAATCCACCTAATGTACTTAAAAGTGATGATCTTTGTGCTGCTTCAGCGTTTTGTCTTGCAATATCTGTAGCGTTTTGACTTGTATATGCACTTAAATAATCAGGCCCTGCTACTGCTGCTTGGTTATAAGGAGTTACATAGCCTGGTGTTGTGGCTGCTCTTAATGAACCTAATGATGCAGTTGGTAATTGATATTGAGTTAGTCCTTGACCAAAATTGGCTTGTCTTGCTGCATTATTCGCTGCCGTTCCTGATAATTGATTAGCAAATCCTTGCTGACCTAATGCGTTATTAAATGCAGTATTACCCAAATTCATAGTGTTTTGATTACCTAATGCTGTATTACCAAAAGTCCCTGCAGCTAAATTCTGATTAAACATTTGATTTTGAATCTGTGAACCAGCTAATTGTGCTTGATTCAATAAGTCATTTTGTTGTTGTGCTATTTGTGTTTTAGCACGATTGTAAGCCTCAGAACCAGGCATTATTCCTTGATTAGCTAACTGTGCATCACTAGCTTCATTTTGTTGCTTAATCTGTGGGTTTAAACGACTCATTAATAAGTTAGTCGCTTGATCCCATCCTTGCATACCTGTACCTTGCACAGATGTTTGTAAGTTAGGTGCTTGTCCTACACCTTGAAACTGAGGTGTACTTCCTACCATTTGATTTTGATATTGACTTGTGTCAAAAGGTTGTGCAAAGTTTTGTTGTATTTGACCTGATAAACTGTTTATTGCGTTTTGATAAGGTTGTGCAATAGTTTGATTTGCACTCCAAATAGGATTACCTTGAGCATCTGTACCTGTTTGTTGATAGCTTAGACTTCCGTAAGGTGTTTGTTGATTGATGCGATTCGCTGCAGTTGCTTGTAATGCACCAGCAATATTACCTTGAGCGTTAGCTTGTGCAGCTTGAACAAAAGGGTTTGTAGAAGTAAATTGACCTGTTTGTGGTTGCCCAAATGGTGTTTGACCCATAAAATTAGGTTGAACAGATTGCGTATTTACAGGATTACTAGGTTGTTGTTGCATAGGTTGTTGTATAGGTTGTGGTTGAAATATTTGAGGAGGTTGTGGTGTAGGATTTAAAGCAGGAGTTGTGCTTTGTGGTTGATTAACCATAATACCTTCACTATTATAAGAACCATCAGGGTTTTTAGGTATATCGGCTCTAGCTATATTTCTTTGCGGTTGTTGATAACCTTGTGGCATAACATTATCACCACTATCGTATTTTGTTTGCCCATTATTATATGGTGCTTGTGTCGGATATATTGTAGGCTTCCATCCACTATCATCAGCCATCTTAGGTGGTTGCGTAAAATCGTAACCTATTGGATATGATGGTTGTTGAGATGGATCACCTTGAGGTTGTTGCATAGGGCTTTGATTCGTGAAAGGACTAGGCATAAATTGGCCATTAACCATTGTGCCTTGTGGCATTTTAGGCATACTTGAGCCTCCTGTAAGACCAAATGGCATACCACCTTGCGATGTATCTAGTTGCGATGGTTGATTCATCGGACTAGTGTATTGAGGTTGTCCACCACCATATTGTGACAGGGGAGTCATACCTCGAGGTTGTTCTATAAAACCATATTGTGACAGGGGATTCATACCTTGAGGTTGTCCTAACCCCATTAAACCTTTACCTTGATTAGGATCAGTTCCTTGTGGCCCTGACCATCTTCCATCCATATATGAGCCACCAGCGAATGACCCATCAGGATTGTATGCAGTTATACTCATGATAAATTACCCATAACTCTCTCTCCTCGTAAAAGAAACCAAGTTATCGGTTTTACCCATTATACTTGATTTTCTTGAAAAACTATATAACTCCACCAGTTTCCATGACGAAATCGGTTGATGTCCAATGTACTTCAATTCCTTGACTTGCAATACTTAGATTTAGCCCTGCACAGTAACCTATACCTGTTACTCCTTGCCAATCTTTGTTAATTGTCAATGTTCCACCCCATGTTGCTTGATCCCACAACGCTGTGTCCCACTTACCTATTGCATAAGCACCAGGGTTAAACTGTACTGCACCTAGATTATTCTGTTCTTGAAAATCAGTTGATACATTGCATAAAACGCTTGGTACACCATTATCTGTTAAGAGCATAGGTCTTACCATTGTGAATCTTTTTTGTTGCCCTCTAGTCTCAAAATAGCTATATGCTTGTTGAACTTGACCTACTATATTCACACCATTATCTGCAAATGTGTCCCAAAACTTACCAACATAACCATCGCCACCAAAATACATATTTTGATTACTCATCTGAAATGTATAAGCCTCAATACCTGTAAATTGTCCCCATGACTTTGTAATAGTGTGCATGACATATTGTTGCATCCCTGTATCTGTAGGAATATTCAAAATAAGCATATTCTCACCAGCGTAATAGGATATTTCCCAATTAGGTAAGGTATAGAATTGGCTAGCTGCTAAACTTACAGCATAGTAAATCTTGTCAGTTAGATTAACTCTAGGGTCTAATCTTGATGATTGTAAAGCACTAGCAAGAGGTACAAGTCCATCTTGAGTAAGTAATAAAACATCACCAGCCCACTTAAAAAAGCATCTTCTAGTGAATGTTTGACCTAGTTGCCATACCCCTTTTAATGCCCATGTAGCTATATTGCTAGGATCAGTACCTAAATAAACGATTGTTTCACCATTAGATGTAACAAATACAGCGTAATCGTCTGCACCCTCGCCTGCGTCTATTGTCCATGTTGCCATTGCTTGTAAATAGCCACCATTTCTTGCTATTCCACCAAAATCTAACTGACTAGCTGCACCACCTATGCTTTGAACAGGCATATACCAACAATTTAGCGTATTTTTTTGCGTAAAATACAGTCTGTTTTTAAAGAGATTAACTCCAATAAATGTATTTGAATTAACTCCTGTAATCCCTAAAACTGTGTATGTTCCCACTACTGATGCAGAACCACCAGGGTTAGATGCCATTGTATAAGAAAATGAAGTAGCACTTGTTACTGTAATTCTAAAGTTTCCGTTGTATGCACTTGCTGTCGCACCTGAAATTGTTACTTGATTACCTGTTATTAATCCATGAGGTGATGCAGTCGTTAGAGATGCAGTAGTTGTTACATTCGTTATTGAAGATATAGTCTGTGCAGTTGAAGTCGTTGCTATATAAGACCAAAATGTTCCGTTATAGACTAGAACTGGGTCTGCACCATTACACGCAACTAGAAAACTACCACCAGAGTTTGTTAAAGATACATATTGAAATCTATTATTAGTTAATCCTGTAAATACGCTTGTTGCTGTACTTGTTGAGGCATCATAAATAATTGTATTACCTACTGCAAACAGTTTATTTCCTGTTGGACTAGAGTAATTCATCAAAGTATTAACTTTGCCTGATATACCTGTTGAGAATCGTGTGTATCCTTTCCTAAAAGTAATGTCTGTAGGTGTAGGAAACCAGTTATTCATTGTTACAGCATCAGTCGCTTCCATATTAGCTAATGAATCTCTAGCGTTCCAACCCCCAATAGGACTTGGAATACTTGCAGTCTTAGCACTAAACTTTTGTGGAATCATGCTATAATACCAATATCAGGTTAAGGGGAATATTATGGAACAATGGAAGCCTATTATTGGTTTTGAATCTATTTACGAAGTTTCTGATCATGGAAATGTCC